GCCACCCATCAAACCCTGATACAATGTACCGACACCACCTTTTATCATTCCTACCAATGCACCACCTACACTCTTACTTCCACCAGCTAATGCCTTATTTGCAACTGCACCTTGGAAACCTAATGTCGCATTTTCATATTGCATAGTGTCTGTATACGCAGTACTTATGGGTAAATACAACACCGCTCTCTGTCCTGTACCCGTGAGTTGAGGTATTACAACATCTGCGTTTATGAGGTCAAGCGCCTGATTGACATTTGCTTGAGTGACAACACTTTCAACTGCGCCCACAATACCACTGCCAGGATTCGCTAATCCTGCTTCTCCTGCTTTTTTTGCTCCTTTCAATAGGGGTTGCAAAATATCATTGAATACACCATTCAATGTTATTGCGGGTTCATTGTATGTTTCAAAATAAACAAAACTTTTTTGGTCAACCGACGTTACATCCTCTGGATAATAATATTGATTACCATCATTCTTATAGTCTCGTACTTGAACGGTTGGTAGTTTTGGAGTTACCATTTTATTTTCCTACTAAATAGTTTTATATTCGTCAAGTCTATTTATAAGGTTTTTATGGCATATTCGGGAAGATATTCAGTAAAAAATCCATCTAAGTATGAGGGTGACCCAACTAAGGTTATGTATCGTTCTCTGTGGGAACGACATGCCTTCAAATGGTGTGACGATAACTCTGATATTATCAAGTGGTCTTCCGAAGAAGTTGTTATACCATATCTATACGAAGTGGATAGGAAGTATCACCGATACTTTATGGACTTGAAAATTACAAATAAACAGGGGAAGACATTCCTTATAGAGATAAAACCTGATGGACAAACTAGACCACCAAAGGGTGCAAGAAGGACAAAGAGATATCTCAACGAGAGTTTGACCTACATCAAGAATATAAACAAGTGGAATGCGGCAGAAGAATATGCCAAGGACAGGGGTTGGAAGTTTGAGATATGGACTGAGAAGAAAGAACCCCTGAAATCCATTATACCCAAATCAACAAAACCATTAAAACCAATAAAACCTTACAAACGTCGTAAAAAATAGTATAAATACAACTATGAGTACACAAAACATATTCGATAAATTATCGAGAGAGGCGTTTCGTGCAGGAATAAATCCACGCACCAAGGAATCACGTAAGTGGTTTCGTCAACGTGCGAAGGATTTACGTGATATCAAACCAAGACAGTTACTACAACAAGCACCACTTGAACAGGGTGACGAAAGAATTATTGGTTCGATGCAGATGTTTTTCTATGACCCCAAGACAAAGGCAACCTTACCTTACTATGATAAGTTCCCTTTGGTTGTTGTGGTACAACCTGCCCCGAAGGGTTTCTATGGATTGAACCTTCACTACTTACCTCCTGTGTTACGTGCAAAAATGTTAGATTCTTTGATGGGTGTTGCGACAAGTAAGAAGTCCGCCAACGCAAAGTTCGAGATTACATATCAGAGACTCAAGGGTATGAGTGAAATGAAATACTTCAAACCGTGTTTCAAACACTATCTCACCTCACACGTAAGAAGTCAGTTTGCAACAGTTCCCGCACCCGAATGGGAGATTGCAACCTTTCTCCCTGTCGCACAATTTGAGAAAATACCTAACCCACTCACTGCATACAAAGATTCAAGGGCAATTTTGGCAGGTATCTCAACAAAAGTTGGTGGTACACTTGACTAGGAGTAATAAAAAATGGTAGCGAATATAGATAAGTTCCTTTCAGAAATCGGTCACGGTGGTGGAATGGCTATGGGTAGTATGTTCAAAGTCAAACTACCCGACTTAGGAACAGGTTACGCACAGACAATGGAAATTATGTGTACGGGTGTAAACTTGCCTGGCAGACAAATAAAAACAGTAGAAGACCAGACAGGTGTGAGACAGAGAAAAGTTGGGTATGGGTATGCATTAGAGGATGTTGCTATGACCTTCTATCTCCTGAATGATTATAGTGCAAGGACTTACTTCGAGGCATGGCAAAATAAAATATTCAATCAAACGACAAAGACTATGGGATATCATAAAGACTATGTTCATGATGTCACCATATCACAAATAAGAAAAGGCGTATCGTTCCCAGTGGCAAGAAAGAAACTTTTTGATGCGGGTAAGATACCTTCAAGTATAAGAGGTAGGTTACCAAAACTGGGCCCTCTTGATTTTGCACAAGGAGAATTTGACCTTGACGCCATTACACCTGATGATATTGTCTATGAGTGTAAGTTGATAGATGCATTCCCAACAACACTGTCTGCAATCCAAATGAAAGCAGACGCAAACCTTTTAGAAGTTACGGTTTCTTTGGCATATACCAATTGGGAAGGTACAACAAAGAAAATCACTGCAAGTCAACTCGGAGTTGGTTTGGCGGGTGGAGTACTACAGTTCGCTCGTGGACTTCTTTAATTTTATTATAAATAAACTATATTATAACACACGGAGAAAATAATATTATGGCACTACCTATTTTAAATGAAACCATCAAGTATGATTTGATAATCCCTTCAACCAAACAGGCGATTACTTACAGACCATATCTTGTAAAAGAAGAGAAAGTTCTTCTTCAGGCATTTGAGTCTAATGACAGAAAAATACAGATGAGGGCAATGGTAGACATTGTAACCGCCTGTGTAACTGAACATGTAAACGGAGACACACTTACAACTTTTGATATTGAATATATCTTTACACGATTACGTGCGAAGTCAGTTGGTGAATCCTCTACCTTGGAACTAACATGTGGTTCAGATGATTGCGAAGCGAGGTCAGAATATGTTGTTGACCTAGCATCACTTGAAGTACAACAAGATAAAGAAATAAGTAATATAATAAAACTTACGGATACAATAGAACTAGAATTGAAATATCCGTCTTATACATCATTCGTCGATAACTATAAAGAAAATATGTCAGAATCAAGTTTCGGTATGATGATGGTTGAAGAATGTATTTTATCTGTAAACACACCAGATGAAAGAATAACAGAATGGACAAAGGAAGAAATGGAATCGTTTATTGACTCGATGACAAGTAATCAATTTTCATCAGTAGGCGCATTTCTAAATAATCAACCTGTACTAAGACAGGAGGCAGAATATAAATGCGTCGCCTGTGGAACAGAAAACAAAGTAAAACTGGAGGGTCTTCAAGATTTTTTTTAGTATGCCTCGCGCACGACAATTTGGTTAGTCATTTCAAAACCAACTTCGCACTAATGCAACATCATAATTATTCTTTATCTGATTTAGAAAATATGATACCTTGGGAAAGAGAAGTTTATTTGACATTACTCGCAGACCATCTCGAAAAAGAGGCAGAAGAGAACAAGAAGCACAACAATAATTTTTAGGGTATCTCAATGGCACTTGGAACAGTAACAGAAGAATTAAATGACCTCAAGGCGGTAGAACTGCGGATTGAGAGTACAAGTAAACAGGGTGTTTCTTTACAACAGAAACAACTATCAATGTTTACTGATTTCTTTGAACAGATGAGATTGGATGCCTTGAAACGTCAAGAGGCAGAAGACGAAGCCAAAAAGAAAGCAGCACTTGCCCTAAAGACCGCTCAAAAAGATAAGAAGGGTAAAAAGGATAAAGATAAGGGTGGTTTCCTCTTTGGACTCCCCGTGTTATTCGGAGGGTTTTTTGCCAAACTTGGTGAGATTGGTAGTAGATTAATTAATGCTATGAAAAATTTTAGAGTCAATCTCAAAAATCTTTTCAGTAAAAAGGGTCTTGGTAAATTTGGTACAAGGGTTGGTAAAATTCTTTTTGGTACAAGAGGTTTCGTAGTAATACAAGAGGGTCTCAAGTTCATTGGGAACATGTTCAAGTTCTACAAAAACTTATATAAAGGTATCACTAAAGGGTTGATTGGAATTGCAAAGAATTTAACGAGTGTCCCTAAAACCTCAAGACTTGGGGTATTCCTCACAAGTTTTGCTGCGTTGATAAAACGGATGAAAGTCATCGCCCCTCTAATGGTAAAAACGGGTGTGGAGGTTGCCAAACTCAAGATGCTTCCGCTAATGACCAAGATTAGGTCACTGGTTAGTTTTCTAGGTAATCTTGCCAAGTTACCATTCACAAAATTAGCTTCGCTGCCGAAGGTTGCAAAAGCCATTGCAATAGTGCAATTTGTGTCAGGGATTTTTGGCAATATTGCCAAAGCAGCACCGTCAATTATAAAAAATAGTAAGGGAGTTACATCAGGCGTTGCAGCAATTCCAAAAGTTCTGGGAGCAATAAAAGGTGTTGTAGGGATTATGATTAAACCTTTTCAACTTGCCTTTGACTCACTAAGAGCTATAGGGACAAGGTTCGCTGGCATGGCGAAAACTGTTGCGGAGGGTTCTAAATCAGCTGGTAAAGTTGGAGGTCTTCTTGGAACTCTCTTCAAATTTATGAGAGGGTTCGGTGGAAAATTATTATCCTTCTTCCCACCAATAAGAATTGCATTGAATATATTTGAAACTATCAAAGGTGCTTTAGATGGATTCAAGGCGTTCAGTGGTGGTAGTATGTTTGAGAAAATTATAGGTGGTCTTACAGGCGCACTCGGTGGTTTGTTAGTTGGTACTGTAGGTATCCTTGCAGATTTCGCGAAGAATATCATATCTTGGTTATTGAGAAAAGTAGGACTTGGTGGAATTGCTGACATGTTAGATAGTTTCAGTTATGTTCATATTATTCAAGACTTCTTTGCAGGAATGGCAACGTTCATTACAGATGTGTTTTCAAACCTCTTTGTAGGATTTAAAGATGGGATTGGCCCAG